CCCTCGCTCAGGACACCGTTCACCCAGGGCGCATAGTCGGGCAGCAAGCGCCGTTTGATTTCGGCTTTCTTCTCCATCGACCGCACTTTTTTCAGGGTGCGTTTGTCCTCGTTGAGTTTCAGCAGCATCAGCTCGTAGCCGTTGGCATGGCGCAGCGGGCCGGATGCCTGCTGCGCGGCGTCAACCGCTGACTGGCGCATAAGGTGGCGACGGGCAGGGCTTAACATGGCTTACTCTCCGGCTGGCGCAGCTGCGGCGGCGAACTTGCCGAGCTGGATATTTTCAACCAGCGCGCCGCAGCCGTAGTCCTCCACCACGTAATCCTCGTTAATGGATTCGTAGTTTTCGATGCGGTCACGCTTCGCCACTTCATCGACCATGCGGCGGTTGGTCCCCTCCTGCCAGTAAATGGACAGGTTATCCAGGCGAGTGATCAACAGAGCGTTGGCAGGGAAGTACGGCACACGGTAGGCAGGCAGATTGCCGATGCGTTTCTGGCTGACAATCATGTCAGCGGCCAGCGCTTCGGTGTTGGCCTGGCTCTGGTTGACCAATGGGAAATACTTATCGGCCAGCAACTGACGACCGCAGATCACAACCAGCTCGGGGTCTTCCTGATACCACGGCTCAATCAGGGTATTCGTGGCATCCATCACCAGCGCGTCGAGGTTGGCATAATCGCCGTTTTCACCGACGCGGATTGTTGCCGACACCACGGCATCATCTTCGCCGAGGATTTTATTCATCACGCGAGCGGGCGCATTGGTGCGGTACTTCTGCAACCAGCCCACCGCCACGTCCTGTAATAGCGGATTGGTGGTGCGGTTTGAGGTTTTGGCGCGACTGGTTCCATTGAAACCAATCATTATGCGGTCGAGTGCCTGGCGTTTAATGATCGCGTCGCGTAGTCGGGTCTGAAAATCTTCGTAACGTGCCCACAGGTCAATGGTGTTATAGCGAATGTGGAAATCGTAGTTAACCTGTTGGCACTCGTAGCCTTCGCTGTCGAGCGAGGCAAAGTCTGCCGTTTCGCGCTCGTCACCGCCCGAGGTGTCCGTGGTGCTGGCAATGGAGCCGCTGACGCCCACGCCGATTTTTTCACCCTTCATTTCGGCAACCGGCACGATATTGATGCGAGTCAGAAACTCGGAGGACTCCTGCACGCGGTTCATCAGCGTTTGGGTTACGGATGGCTCGACGCTGAATTTCTTATTCAGGTCGCCGGTATCTACGCCGTTCAATTCGGCCAGGCGGGAGAGGAAAGCATTAAATTTAAATCGGGTTGCTGGACGCATGTGTATTTCCTAATCAGTTCAAAATTTTTCAGGGTGTGCCTGGTATTCAGCAAGCGGCTATCAGCAGTCGGTCAGCACTTCATTTTTTCCGTTGCCGCCGTTTGAAAGTTGGCGACGCGGCTGGGTCGTGCTGTCCGTGTTGGCAAGCTTGCTGCCCAGCGCGACCAATTCCGCGCGGTCGGCGGCGGTGGCCTGCTCAATCTGGGCAAGCCGTTCGGTCAGCGCCTGCTCGGTGGCGGAAAGCTTCCCGCCAACCTGTTCAACCTGCTCCTGGGCAAAGGTGGCGACCTCTTCAACGGCGGCGTGCACATCGGCAAAGCGGGCCTCATCGGTGGTCTGTTTGGTGGCAAACATGCCCTTGATACGCGAAAGCAGGGTAACGCCTGGCTCCTGCACGTCATCAAACGCCATCTCGACTTCGGTCGCGGCAGAGAACAGGTTTTCAGGGGAGGTTTTGCGACTGGCGAGTGGGTTGATTGACGCCTTGGCGCTAAAGGTGAGCATTTCAGTGCCGAGGCTTGCAGGGTCATCGGTCACGGCCAGGCCGACCAGATAGGCTTTGCCGGTGTTGGCAAAGTTGGGCTGAATTTCCATTGAGGTATAAATCTTTTGCTTCTGGCCGACCATCGCCACTAAATCGTCGGTCGGGCTGATTTGCGCATAGAGCGCGAGTTTGCCTTTCAGCGACGAGTCATCATCAATCGCCTCGGCCTTGACCGCCGTCACGTCGCCGTAGCGCTTAAACTGGCTGTCGGGCAGCAACCCTTTGTAATGTTCCAGATTGACGCGGCAGCCGTAGACGCGAGGGTCAAAGGTGGCGGCCATCTGCTCGATATCGGCGGCGCTGATTTCGCGACCGTCGCAGGTGTCACCGGCGACGCCGATGCGGATAAACTTCGATACTTTTGCCATGAAAATGGGTTTCCATTCGTTGAGTGAGTCAGGACAAGGGCCAGTTTCCAGACCTTGCCCCCTCGCCACAACGCACGCCGGTTGTGCGCGTTCTCACACAACAGCCAGCACGGGCGCGGCTGCGCGCGCCTCGGTAGCCTGTTGCCATGAATACAACCCCGAGCCTCATCATCAGCGACCCAAGACGGCAAGCGGCCCTGCTTTACTGGCAGGGTTTGTCCGTGCGCCAGATTGCGGAGACGCTGCACCAAAAAGCCCCGACCGTGCAGAGCTGGAAGAAGCGCGACGCATGGGACGCCATTGCGCCCATCAGCCGCGTTGAAACCAGCATGGAAGCGCGGTTGATTCAACTCATCGCCAAAGAGGCAAAAGACGGGAGGGACTTTAAAGAGATCGACCTGCTGGGCCGACAGATTGAGCGCCTGGCGCGGGTCAACCGCTACAGCCAGTCAGGCAACGAGGCGGATCTCAATCCCAACGTGCGCAACCGCAACAAGGGCGAGCGTGCGCCGGTGATTAAGAATGAATTCAGCGAAGAGGCCGTGGAGAAATTAAGCGAGATTTTCCTCGGGGAGTCATTCGGGTATCAAATGGGCTGGCACAAGGCCGGACTCACACACCGTATCCGCAATATCCTGAAATCGCGCCAGATTGGCGCAACGTTCTACTTTGCCCGCGAGGCGCTGATTGATGCGCTGACTACGGGCAGAAATCAGATTTTCCTCTCGGCCAGTAAAGCGCAGGCACACGTCTTCAAAAACTACATTATCGACTTTGCGCGCCAGGTAGACGTTGACCTGAAAGGCGACCCGATAGTGTTGCCGAACGGCGCGCGCCTGATTTTCCTGGGGACCAACGTGCGCACCGCGCAGAGCTACACCGGCAATCTCTATCTGGATGAATATTTCTGGATACCGAAGTTTCAGGAGCTGCGTAAGGTCGCCTCGGGCATGTCGCTGCACAAGCGCTGGCGCAGCACCTACTTTTCGACGCCGTCGAGCCTGGCGCACAGCGCGTACCCGTTTTGGTCGGGCGAGCTGTTCAACAAGGGCCGCCGTGATAAATCGGCCCGCATCGAGCTGGATTTAACCCACAGCCACCTTGCAAAAGGCGAGTTGTGCGAGGATGGCCAGTGGCGGCAGATTGTCACGGTTGAGGATGCGCTGACCGGCGGCTGTAACCTGTTCGACCTTGACCAGCTTTCCCTGGAATACAGTCCTGCAGAATACGACAACCTGCTGATGTGCGAATTTGTGGACGACGCCGCGTCGGTGTTCCCGTTCGCCGAGCTGCAGGGCTGCATGGTGGACAGTCTCGAAGAGTGGCTCGACTACAACCCGTACTCGTTGCGGCCCTTCGACTACCGGCCCGTGTGGATTGGCTACGACCCGTCACACACCGGCGACAGCGCAGGCTGTGCGGTGATCGCGCCGCCGATGGTGAACGGCGGCAAGTTCCGCGTATTGGAGCGTCACCAGTGGCGGGGCATGGACTTTGCCGCGCAGGCGAAATCTATTGAGGATTTAACAAAAAAATACAGCGTGGACTATATCGGCATCGACTCGACCGGCCTCGGCCAGGGCGTGTTTCAGTTGGTGCGCCAGTTCTTCCCCGCCGCCCGTGAAATCAAATACTCCCCCGAAATCAAAACCGCGATGGTACTCAAAGCCAAAGACACTATCACCAGCGGGCGTTTGGAGTACGACACCGGCAGCACGGACATTACCCAAAGCTTTATGGCGATCCGCAAAACCATGACCGCCAGCGGCAACCGCTCAACCTACGAGGCGAGCCGCAGCGAAGAGGCCAGCCACGCGGACGTCGTCTGGGCAATCATGCACGCCCTGTTAAACGAACCGCTTACCGCCGCCAGCGGCAACGACAGCCCGAACATTTTGGAGTTTTACTGATGAGCAAGCGCAGGCGCCGCAAGGCATTAACGACACAAAAAATAGCCAGCCAGCCCGAACAGCAGGCGCAGGCATTTACCTTTGGCGACCCATCGCCGGTAATGGATAAGCGGGATATTCTGGATTACGTGGAGTGCATCGGAAACAGCCGCTGGTATGAGCCGCCGGTGAGCTTCGACGGGCTGGCCCGCAGCCTGCGCGCCGCCGTGCACCACAGCTCACCGATTTACGTGAAGCGCAATATTCTGGCATCTACCTTTATCCCGCACCCGCTGCTCAGTCAGCAGGAGTTCAGCAAGTTTGCGCTGGATTATTTGGTGTTTGGAAATGCATTTTTAGAGTTGCGCCGCAATGCTCTCGGTGAACCATTACGCCTTGAAACGTCACCTGCTAAATATACCCGCAGAGGAACGGAGGAGGGTGTTTACTGGTTTACGCAATACTGGAAAGAGGCGCACGAGTTTGAGAAAGACAGCGTGTTTCACCTGATAGAGCCAGACATCAACCAGGAGCTTTACGGTCTGCCGGAATACCTCAGCGCACTAAACAGCGCCTGGCTCAATGAAGCGGCGACGCTGTTCCGCCGCAAGTACTACCAGAACGGCGCGCACGCCGGATACATTCTCTACATGACCGACGCCGCGCAAAGCAGCAGCGACGTGGACAAAATGCGGCAGGCTATGCGCGACACAAAAGGGTTAGGGAATTTTCGTAACCTGTTTATGTACGCGCCCAACGGAAAGGCAGACGGCATCAAGATTTTGCCGCTCAGTGAAGTGGCAACGAAAGACGATTTTTTCAATATCAAAAAGGCCAGCCGCGATGACCTGTTAAGCGCGCACCGCGTGCCGCCGCAGATGATGGGGATTATTCCAGACAATGCGGGCGGGTTTGGTGATGTGGAGAAAGCGGCGCAGGTATTTGTTAGGAATGAATTGACGCCGTTGCAGGAGCGGATGAAAGAAATTAATTATTGGGTTGGCGAAAAATTAATAACTTTTCGCCAATATTGTTTGAAGTAAATTTTAATTATATAACAATATGTAATTATTCGATCATAACACTTGACAAAAGTTTCATTTCTTCAACCCATGATGTCCACAAAAAATCATGGGTTGAAGGCTCAGTCCAGAACATTACATCAGACGGGTGCCTCAATCTGGTGTCTGAATATCGTACTTTTGCTGCTTTTAAAGAAGATATTGTATGAGGTGTTATATGAGCATTAGCATTCCTAACTAATTGCAAATCCTTAAGTAACGCAGAACCTGAAACAGCTACCGATACATGCTGTGAGTTTGGAGTATTAAATGACGTAAATAATAGGCCTAGTTTATCAACATCTCCCCACGTGGGTTCATTTTGAGGTTTTGCTGATTTAATTTGGGTTAAGTTTTGGTTAGACGCTAATATTTTTGCTACATAGAACAATTGAAGTTCGGTTAAGTTAGCATATTGAGGGCATGTAATCGACTGGCCCGATAGGGTTATCCCTCCTTTGATTGAACCGAAAAGAATTTCTTTACAGAAAAACCCCCATGATTGCCATAAAGAAGATATAAGACCTTCCTGAAAAGAATATTGCTCAATGATTCTTTTATTTTCTTTAAAAATAAAATATCGCGAGAAAGCAGTATCTAGTCTCTCTAATCTTCTAATTAAGGTGTTACTTATATCTTCAAAAGACACGGTCATGATTTTCATAACTCACTGGCAAACCTAGAGCTTCAAGAATGACTCCAACTCTTATTGTGCGGTTTGGAGCTTTTGTAGTGCTTGAACTTGTTGCTTTCACATATGGTCGGAATGGACCGTCTATTTCTTTTCCTTCATGTGCTCTTGCTAGAGCTACAAGGCGTTCTCTCGCAATTTCAACATTAAGCGCAAAACGGCCAATAGGGGTAACATTTAGCTGATTTTCAATTCTATCATTTCCATATTTTGCTGTAATTAAAGCAATCACTAATGAGTGTAATGCGTAACTTTTCATCATGAAGCTACCGCGTAAGGGCTCCAGTTCAGAAATAATAAAATTGAAAGCGTCCTCGATCTTTGAAAAATACTCAATCCTAGTAGGGAATGTCTCATCATATTTTTTATAGATAGAATTTAGTTGAGTTGGGCTTAAACTGATTATTCCATTCTCTAATGATAGAGCTAGCTCTGCTAGAAGCTCTGAATCTTTCATTCTTAAAATTTCCCTATCGGTGAAAACACCAAACTGAATGAAGAACTCATTAAGTGAATCAGATAGTTCGTTGATGAAAAATTTAAATTCACCTGAAAATGACGAGTGTCTTTTCTCTGCTTCATTAAGAGGCAGAGTATAAGCATTCATCCTTCTGAACATTTGTAGTATCTCAGATCGAGTTGCACTTCTTATAACGTCTGCTGAAACAGAATATGTCATAAAACTTTCTTGTTTCTCAGGGTCAAGATCATTAAATGCCATGCCAGAGTATTTACTATCACCTACAATTCTAAATTTATTATTAATAAAGTTTTGGATCGTTGTTACACGTTGCTGCCCATCTACAATTTCTCGTCGTGTTTTTCTATCATCTCGATTGAAAAACTCATAAAAGTAAATTTTAGGGAATGGAAATCCTTCTAATATTGTATCAATAAAATAACTTGCTGGCCCTAAAGGCCAAAGACCTGCACCTCTCTGATATTTATCATTAACTATTAATTCTCTACGGCGTAGCATCTCAGTTAACTCAGAGATGCTGTAATTATTGTTGAATATCTGCATTTTCCTTTTTACATCCTTCCAAAATATATATCATTTGCGTTTGCTATGATTAGATAACATTTCGTGCGTGCGCGCAATACTTTCCCCGCCGCGCCTGCCCGCTTTACAGGCCGTTTTTAATGCAGTTGCACGATCGTAAAAAAACCAGGCTGGGCCTGGCTCTTTGAGGGATTAGTGATCCTATTTGGATCATGCAAATCCATGCGCCTTATGCATGCAGGGTAGGGGATAGGCAATTTTACTCCTCTTCTGACCATAAGTTAGCCGATTCCGGTTCACTGGAACTCGCGTTTAACGCCAGGTCGGCCATATCGGAGATCATGTCTACCACAATCCCAAATTCGTCTTTGCTGCATTGAGCTGTCATCGCAATGTCAGCGACCAATCGTATGCGCACGAGTGCAAGTTCTTGCGT